TGGGGGGCCTGGATCCCCTGCGCGTGGCCGCACGACGGCTACCAGCACGACAAGGGGTCGGGCGAGCAGCTCGCCGCCCAGTATCGCGAGCAGGGCCTGAATGTGTTGGTGGAGCACGCCACTCACGAAGACGGCGGCAATGGCGTCGAAGCCGGGCTGATGGAGATGCTCGACCGGATGCGCACGGGCCGCCTGAAGGTGTTCCGCACGCTCACCGAGTGGTTCGAGGAATTTCGGCTCTACCACCGCAAGGACGGCAAGGTGGTGAAGCTGCGGGACGATCTTCTGAGCGCCACGCGCTACGCGATCATGATGAAGCGCTTCGCGACAACTGCCCCGAGTGGCCCTCGCAAGAGCGACCCAAAGCGCAACAACTGGCGGACCATCTGATGGATCATGTCCTCGACCTCACGCGCTACGCCTGGAAGCAGGTGCATGGCGACATCGAGGTCATCGGCACGTGGCTGATGCATCGTGACGGGCCTCTGGCCTGCATGGTGCTCAAGCCTGCCAGCGCACAGAGCCATGACCGCTTCACGCCGTGCCTGGTGCTCCAGAAGAACGCGTGGGTATGGTCGGAAGCGATCGGCGACGGCGCCGAGGCGGCGCGCACGGCTTACGACTTCGCGGCGGCCCTCGGCCTGAACCAGCACAACGCGACCAACGTGTTCCGCGTGGCGTCTATCATCCGCGACCACCTCGGCGACCTTCTGGCTATCCCACCCATGCCCGATGAGCGCGTGGTGGTGGGGGAGGCGACGCTCACCGATGAGCGGGGCCGCGTGACCGAGCGGGAGATCACGGCCCGTGTTTGAGGTTTCCGCCAAGCGCAAGGAAAGCCCTGTCCCTTCTGTCCCGGCCGTTGCCGGCGCGGCTGCGGGGAACAAACTGGACCGCGATGACATCGTTGCGCTGCACGGGACGCTTCTGGATTTCTACGCCCGCGAGCTGGACCGCCAGAACGAGAACCGCCTTGAGCAGGCGATCGATGAGGACTTCTACGACTCGATCCAGTGGCGCGACCAGGACGCCCAGGTGCTCAAGGAGCGCGGGCAGTCGCCGATCGTCTACAACGTCATCGCGTCGACGGTCGATTGGGTGCTCGGAACCGAGAAGCGCGGCCGGAGCGACTTCAAGGTTCTGCCCAGGCGGAAGGAAGACGGGCAGCCGGCCGAGAAGAAGACCGCGCTGCTGAAATACCTCTCCGACGTGAACAGGACGCCCTTCCACAAGTCGCGCGCCTTCGAGGACGCGGTCAAGGTGGGGATCGGGTGGCTGGAAGACGGCATCCAGGACGAAGACGACGAAGAGCCGATCGCCTCGCGCTATGAAAGCTGGCGGAACATCATCTGGGATACCGCGTCGACCGAAATGGACCTCGCAGACGGCCGCTACCTGTTCCGCTCGAAGTGGGTAGACCTGGATATCGCCCTCGCGCTTTTCCCGAAACGCAGCGCGGTCCTGGAAAAGGCCGTGTCCGATGGCGACGCGACGTTCCTCGTGGGAGAGTATGGCGACGAGGCCATGGACTCGGCCGAGTTCGCCAACGAGACGGCGGGCGGCCTGCGGCCTTCCTCCTACGGGCTCAACCGCCGCCAGCGTGCGCGGATCATCGAGGGGTGGATCCGCCGTCCTGTGATGGCCTCGCGCCTCAAGGGCGGGGCGTTCTCCGGCGACCTGTTCGACCCGTCTTCGCCCGGCCATGTGGAGCAGGTGAACACCGGGGCGGCGAAAATCGTCGAGAAGCCGACCATGCTCATGCATGTGGCGCTCTTCACGACCGCCGGGATGCTGTGGTTCTCGCCCACGCCCTACCGCCACAACCGGTTCCCGTTCACGCCGATCTGGGCCTATCGCAGGGGCCGGGACGGGATGCCCTACGGAATGATCCGCCGGCTCCGGGATATCCAGGAGGACATCAACAAGCGCGCGTCGAAGGCGCTGGCGATCCTGTCGTCCAACAAGGTCATCATGGACGAAGGCGCGGTGGAGGACATCGACGAGTTCATTGAGGAGGTCGCGAAGCCGAACGCGGTCATCGTGAAGAAGCAAAACAAGGCTCTCGACATCAGCGCCGACCGCGACCTGTCGCAGTGGCACCTCGAACTCATGTCCCGCTCGATCCAGATGATTCAGCAGCAGAGCGGCGTGACCGACGAGTTGCTGGGGCGGACGACCAACGCCCAATCCGGCATCGCTGTCCAGCGCCGGCAAGAGCAGGGGTCGATGACGACCACGAAGCTCTTCGACAACCTGCGCTTCGCCTCTCAGGTTCAAGGCGAGAAGCAGCTTTCCCTCATCGAGCAGTTCATGAGCGAGGAGAAGCAGTTTCGCATTACCAACATGCGCGGCGGGCCGGAATATGTGACCGTCAACGACGGGCTTCCGGAGAACGACATCGTCCGCACCAAGGCCGATTATGTCATCTCCGATGCCGATTGGCGCGCCACCATGCGCCAGGCCGCGGCGGACCAGTTGATGGTGGCGATCACCAAGCTGTCTCCCGAGGTCGCCATGGTGATGCTCGACCTCGTGGTCGAGAACATGGATCTTCCGAACCGCGAGGAGATCGTCAAGCGCATCCGGCAACTGACCGGCCAGCGCGATCCCGACGCTGAGGAGCCGACCGAAGAGGAGATGCAGGCGGCGCAGGTTGCCCAGCAGCAGCAGGCGCTCCAGCAGCAGATCGCAGGCCTTCAGCTTCGACAGATGGCCGCGAGCGTCCAGAAGACGGAAGCCGAGGCGGCCAAGATGGCGGCGCAGATCGCCGATCTCCAGTCGAAGATCATCGCCAGCAACGTGGCGACGCAGAAGGACGCGGTCGTCACGGCGCAGCAGGTAGCCGCGGCGCCCGCTCTCGTGCCCGTGGCCGACACGATCCTGAACGAGGCGGGCTTCGTGTCTGTCCCTGAGCAGCAAGAAACCGCATTGCGGGCCGCAGCGGTGGCCGCGCAACAGCAACAGGCGCCTACGGCGCCGCAACCCCAGCCTGGAGCCTAAGAATGGCCGGCAAGCACACCGATGAGGAACTCGCGCTTCTGACCGATGAGGAGCGCGCCGGGCTGCTGGAGGGTGAAGAGCCTTCCCAGCCCGAAGAGGACAAGCCCGCTCCGGCGACCGCCGCGGCCGATGCCGCCGAGCCGGAGAAGGCGGAAGAGCCCGCTCCGGCCGCGCAGGAGGCCGCACAGCCGGCGAACGCCGCTCCCGAGCAGCCGAAGCCTGCCGACGCCCCGGAAGAGCCCGAGCGGACCCGCGCCGCGGTCCCGGACTGGACGGCGCCGGCCGACGCCAAGGAGAAGCTGGCGGACATCGACAGGCGCGAAGCGGAACTCGATGGCAAGTTCGATGCCGGCGAGGTGACGCAGAAGCAGTACCGCGAGGCACTGCGCGTCATCGACGCCGAGCGCCGGGCGATTGAGGAAGCCCGCCTGAAGGCAGACATCGCGGCCGAGACGCGCGCCGCTGTGTGGGCGCAGCAGACCGTGAGCGCCTTCCTGGACCGCCACGCGATCTACAAAGACAACGAGACGCTGTTCGCGGCCCTCGATGTGGAGGTGCGCAAGCTTCAGGCGTCGGCGCAGGACCCCTTCGCCCCGTCCATCCTGACCAAGGCGCACGCCAAGGTGCAGTCGGCATTCCAGGCCATCGGCGGGAAAGCGGAGGAGCCGAAGGCGAAGGTCGAAGAGACGAAGCCGCAGGCCAAGCCCGCGCCGGTCGCACCTGACACGAAGATCGAGGTGAAGCCGCGCGATCCCATCCCGCCGAGCCTCGCCAAGGTCCCGGCATCCGATCCGGAGAGCCTGGACGGCGGCAAGTTCGCCGCGCTGGCGCGCCTGATGGACACGGACTTCCGCGCCTATGAGAGAGAACTGTCCCGCCTGAGTGAGGCGGATCAGGATGCGTTCCTGAGGGGGGCCTAAAGCGGCGCCATGCTGAACCTTCACGTCCGCGTCGGGGAAACCGTCAAGATCGGAGATGTCGCCACTGTAACGGTGGAGCAGAAGTCTGGTCAGATGGTGCGCCTCGTGTTCGACGCGGACAGAAGCCTCCCAATTACGATTGTCGAGCCTGGGAAAAAGGCCGTCTCTTGGGGCCTCACCGGAGTTCGACAAGAGGACGCGCCAGGGAACACCTTGATAAAGGCCTGAGCGTGAAGTAAAGTGCCAGCACGAGACGCGCAAGATGTGCCGATCGTGATCCAGTTCAAGATCACGGAGACACATCCATGCAGACCGTCATTCCCTTCGGTGATCCGAAGGCAGTCAAGCGCTGGTCCGGGCGGCTCTTTCTCGACACTGTCAAGAAGAGCTATTTCGACCGCAAGTTCGTCGGAGAGACCGACAATTCGGTGATCCAGCGCCTCACCGACCTCGACTCCTCGGCCGGCGACACGATCAACTTCGATCTGTCCGTCCAGCTCCGCAACAAGCCGACCTATGGTGACAACCGGGTCGACGGCAAGGCGGAGAACCTCAAGTTCTTCTCCGACGAGGTGAAGATCGACCAGATGCGCCACCAGGTGTCCGCTGGTGGCCGCATGTCCCGCAAGCGCACCGAGCACGACCTGCGCATGGTCGCCAAGGACCGCCTGTCGGACTACTGGTCCAAGTTCATCGACGAGATGCACTTCATCTACCTGTCGGGCGCCCGCGGCGTGAATGAGGACTTCACCGAGGAGACCACCTGGGCGGGCCACGCTTCCAACTCGATCCAGGCGCCGGACGCCGGCCATATCCTCTACGGCGGGGATGCGACGGGGAAGTCCAGCGTCGATTCCTCGGACATCATGTCGGTGGCGGTGGTGGAGAAGGCGGAGACCAAGGCCCGCATGATGCGCGCCAAGGACCCGACGACCGTGAACATGCTCCCGGTCACCGTGGAGGGCGAGGCGCGCTATGTGCTCCTCATGTCGCCCTTCCAGGAGCACTCGCTGCGCACCGCGACCGGCGCCGGCTGGCTCGACATCCAGAAGGCGGCTGCCGCGGCCGAGGGGAAGAACAACCCCATCTTCAAGGGCGGCCTGGGCATGATCAAGAACGTGATCCTGCACTCGCACGAGAGCGTGATCCGCTTCTCCGACTACGGCTCGGGCACCAACCTGCCCGCGGCCCGCGCGCTCTTCCTCGGCCGTCAGGCCGGCGTGGTCGCCTATGGCTCTCCGGCCTCCGGCGGCATGCGCTTCACCTGGGTGGAAGAGGACGCCGACGCCGGCAACGAGCATCTGGTCACGGCCGGCTGCATCATCGGCGTCAAGAAGACCCGCTTCAACAGCAAGGACTTCGGCGTTCTCGCCGTGGACACCTACGCTGTCGATCCCAACGCCTGATAGGGGAGGCCTCCCATGGCAGTCATCAACACCAAGTACGCCAAGCGCGAGATCCCGCTTCCCTATCCGAAGCAGGCCGGCGAAGTGGTGGCGTATCGCTTCACCTACACGGTGCCCACCACCATCGCGCAGGACGACATCGTCGAACTCGCGGTGCTCCCGGCCTTCTGCCGGGTGGTCGATGCCATCTTCGACTCCGCCGACCTCGACACCAACGTCTCGCCCGAAATCGTGTGGGACATCGGCGTCATGTCGGGCGCTGTCGGCGACGGCGGTTCGCGCACCTGCGGTGACGAGCTGTTCGACGGCATCACGACTTCCCAGGGTGGCGGCGTGGTCCGCCCGACCCTTCAGAAGGCGTTCCAGATCGCGACTTCGAGCGATCACCGCTCGATCGGCGCGAAGCTGGTCACCGATGCGGCGACTGCGGCGGCCGGCGAGATCGGCCTGACGCTCTACTACGCGACCGTCTGAGGCCCGAGCCTCACGATCTGAGGGGCGGTCTACGGGCCGCCCCTTTTTCATGGAGACGAGCATGCTCATCGAATGCATCGCCAAGGTGAAGGGCACGGTCGAGACCGCCATCTCGAACGATGTCTATGTCTTCCGCCCCGATGCTTACGGGCGGCTGGTCTGCGATGTAGACCGGGAAGAGCACCAGGCGGCATTCCTGGCGGTGGATGGCGTCTATCGCAAGGCGGACCCCATGGTGACGCTGACCGCGGACGATATGCCCCGCCCCGAAGTGCCATCGGTCAACGAGAGCCTCGGCGTCAAGAGCCGGGACGAGCTCGCCGCCCTCTACGAGGCAAAGTTCGGTCGCAAGCCCCATCCCAAGATGAAGGTGGAAGCCCTCATCGAGAAGCTGTCGGCCTGACATGCTCGCGTCCGACCTTCTCACTCGCGCCGGCATCGTCCTTCAGGACGAGGATCACGTCCGCTGGACGCTCCCCGAGCTGGTGGGATGGATCAACGACGGCATGAAGGCCATCGTGCTCGCGAAGCCGGACGCGCATGCCGAAAGCTATGCGATGTCGCTGGCGCAGGGCACGTTACAGACCCTTTCCAATCCCGAGCACCTGCGCCTTTTGCGGGTGGTGCGGAACCTGCAATCCACGTCGAGCCCCCGGATCGGCGGGCGCGCCATCCGCGCGACCCAGCGGGACATCCTCGACACGCAGTCCCCCAATTGGCACGACCCGAGCGACACGCCCTATCGCAAGGAAGTGCGGCAGTACGTCTTCGATGAGGCCAACCCGCGCGAGTTCTACGTGTGGCCCGGCAATGACGGGACCGGCATCGTCGAACTGGTGCTCTCCACTCTTCCCGATGCCATCACAGCGACGGGCGACGTGAACGCCATCGGCTCCTATGCCGCGACCATCGACCTCGCCGAGCCGTGGAGCATCGTGCTTCTCGATTTCGTGCTCTACCGGGCCTATTCCAAGGACGCGCTTGAGGGCGGCGCGGGCCGGGCGGGGCTCCACTATCAGCAGTTTGCCGGCGCCGTTGGGATCAAGATCCAGCGTGACGCCGACGCCAGCCCGAACGCCCGAGCGAAGGTCACCGGCACATGAAGGACATCGAGGCGCTTCTGCCGCGCGTGCTCCGCTATGCGCCGGCCTGTCCCGAGGTGCTGGCCATCTCCCATCTCAGGGACGCGGCGCAGGAGTTCTGCCGCCGCACCAAGCTCTGGCGGCTGTCGGACAGCATCGAGCTTCCGGTTGAGGGCGAAGACATCCTGTGCGCTCCGCAGGGATCCTTCATCCTGGAAATCGCCGCGGCGCGGATCGAGGGTGTGAGCCTCACGCCCGTCACCACGACGTGGCTCGACATCGACCGGCCGGGCTGGCGCGATGATGAGGCTGGCAGCGGGGCGCGCTATGTGACGCAGACCGCGCCGGACACCATCCGCGTCGTCCCCAGCCAAGAGGGGACGCTGCTTCTCGAACTGGTGCTCGCGCCGACCGATGACGCGGACCAGGTCCCGGATTTCATGGTGGACCATTACGCGCAGGTGATCGCCAACGGCGCCATCGGCGAGGTTCTGAGCACGCCTTCCGACTTTGCCAATCCGCAGCTTGGGGCGGGGTTCGTGCAGCGGTTCGCCTCTGACCTGGACCGCGTGTCCACCTCGGCCCGGAAAGGGCAGCAGAACGCGCCGCTGCGCACGCGCGGGAGCTACTTCTGATGAGCGTCGATCGCGTCGACAACATCAAGGACGCGCCCGAGAAGGCGCTTTCCCGCGTCATCGGGCACGCCTCGGATGGAAAGGGCGGCGCGGCGACGCTGGAGAACTTGAAGGAGCAGCTTGCCATCACGTCCGCCGATGTGGCCGGCGCAGTGCCCGACACGCGGGAAGTGGCGACGGAGGGAGGCATTCAGGGCGGGGGGCCTCTTGGTGGCGACTTGACCCTGTCGCTCACGGACACGGCTGTCGCCGCGGACACCTACGGCAGCGCGTCGGCGGTGCCCGTCATTACAGTGGATGCGAAGGGCCGAGTCACGGCGGCAGAAGAAGTTGAGGTTGAGGTGCCAACCTCTGGCGTCGTGGCCGACACTTACGGCAGCGCCACCGCTGTGGCCGTTGTGACGGTGGGGGCAGACGGGCGCATTACGGACGCGGAAAATGTCGCGATCGAGGTCCCGGCATCTGGTGTGGTTGCGGATACCTACGGCAGCGCGACCGATGCGCCTGTGCTCACCATCGGCGCCGACGGGCGCGTGACGGGCGCGACCACGGCGAAGACGGCTGGCAAGCGGACGATCACCATCCGTCCCAACCAGATGACGCCGGCCGGAGCCGCCAGCGGCAGCGTTGCCGCGGAAGCCGGAGTGTCCTTCCCATCCATAGATTTCGATGCATCGGCACTCGAATACGTGTCCTTTCTGGTGCCGATGCCGAAATCATGGGACGGCGGAACCGTCTCCTGCAAGATCGGCTGGGCGCCGTCTAATACGGGATCTGGCGATGTCTACTGGCTGGCGCGGACAGGCATCGCCAAGCCAGTTGATTCCACGGATAACCTGGCCGGATACGGCAGTTTTGCCACCATCGCATCCGCCGCTCCTGGCGCTGTGGATCGCCTTCAGGTCGCCACCATAGGCGCTATCACGCCGGATGGAACGGCGGCAGCAGACGCGCTTCTGCGCATGCAGGTCGTCCGCAACGGGGGCGCCGGCGCCGACACCTACGCCGCCGACGCCAAGCTCATGTACGTCCAGGTGATCTACACCGAGGACGCGGCCACCGACGACTGATGATGACGATCAAATCCAGCCTCATCGCCACCGAAGATGAAGCCGATCCCGTCATCTGCTGGGCATGGACCAACGCCTATGGCGGGCGCTCGCTCATCGAGTGGGATGTGAGCGGAGCGTTCGACCCGGCTCCAGCCACACGCACAGCTTCGAGGAACGACGGGGACAGGACGCTTGTGAAGCCGGCGGCGGCGCGTCTCGTCGTGTCTGCTTCTGAGGATCGGAGCACCGCAGTTCCCAAAGAGGACAGGGGCCTATGAGCGCGACGGTGTTCTTCAAGACCCCCGACGAGCGGCTGGATTTCGACGTGGATTTCGCGCGCTGGCTCCCGGCCGGGGATTCCATCGCATCTGCCACGGCCACGATCACGGGCGGCACGGCGACCATCGACGCGACGGAAGTCGTCGGCACCGCGGTCAAGGTCTGGATTGAGGACGGGGACGACGGCGACACGAGCCACGTCAAGGTGCTCGCCACCACGGCTGAGGGGCGCGTTGCGGAGATGTGCTTCCGCCTGCGGGTGAAGGACTGCTGAGATGGCGCTGAAAATCACGAACAACGCGACCGGGCTCCTGGCGTCCAACATCAATTCGTCGGTCACGACCCTTTCGCTCGCCAGCAGCGCCGGCAGCCTGTTCCCCTCTCTTGGGGCGGGGGAGTGGTGCCCTGTGGTCGTGGTGGACGGGTCCGGTAACCGCGAGATCATGCGGTGCACGGGACGCTCTGGCGACGTTCTCACGGTGGTGAGGGGACAGGAAGGCACCTCGGCCCGGTCCTTCAATGCCGGCGCGCGCGTGGATGCGCGGCTGACCGCGGCGGCTTTGGCCGAGTTCGCCCTTGCCGATGAGGTGAACGACGCCCTCGACCTGAAGGCCGACCTGGACTCCCCGGGGCTCACCGGCACGCCGACCGCGCCGACCCCTTCGGTGTCCGACAATAGCGAGAAAATTGCCACGACGGAATTCGTGGTGGACTATGTGCCCATCAAGATCGGCACCGTCCTTGAGTACGACGGGACGGATCTGCCGCCGCGCTTCCTATGGGCCAACGGCGCGGCTGTTTCCCGCTCGACCTATGCGGCCTATTTTGCAGTGGTTGGTACGCGCTTCGGCGCGGGCAACGGCTCCACCACCTTCAACGTCCGCGACAAGCGCGGGCGCGTCGCAGTCGGCAAGGACGACATGGGCGGCGTGACGGCGGCCGGTCGGGTCACCACGGCGGGAAGCGGGGTCGATGGTGCGACCTTGGGTGCGTCTGGCGGGTCGGAAAGCGTCACACTCGATCTGACCCAGATCCCCGCGCACGATCATGACGTTTCGGCCAACCAGGATGGGCATACCCACACGCTGCCGTTCAGCTTGAGCTATGCGGCCGGCGCGGCAACTGGCGGAGGCCGTACCATCAATGCGGATGGGACCTGGAGCACCGGATCGACCGACCCGGCCATTACCATTTCGGAAACCGAAAAGGGCGGCGGGCAACCGCACAGCAACATGCCGCCTTGCGACATCACGAACTTCATCATCTACGTGGGCGTCTGATGCCGGCGATCAAGATCACCGGGTTCTCCGGCGAGCAGCCCCGCATCATCCCGCGCCTTCTCCCGGCGGCGGCGGCACAGTCGGCTTTCAACGTCCGCCTGGATGACGGCGGGCTCTCGCCCTATTACGAGCCGTCTGCGGTATCATCCCTCGACCCGCCCTCGGGGACCTATCTCACGCTCTACCGCCATGGAGACACATGGCTCGGGTTCGAGGATCAGGTGAACCTCGCCCAAGGCCCCGTCGCGCAGGATCGGCTCTATTACACGGGCGATGGGGCGCCCAAGATGCGGGTGTCCGGGACCGTCTATCCGCTGGCGCTCGCCGGCCCGTCCGTGGCGCTCTCTGGCTCGTCTTCTGGGGGCGGGACGGGCGACACTTACACGAGGATCTACGTCTACACGTGGGTGACGGATTTCGGTGAGGAGTCGGAGCCGAGCCCGGCTTCCGCAGAGGTCGACTGGAAGGCCGGCGAGACGATCACGCTGACCGGCTTCGCGGCCACCCCGAGCGGGCGCAACATCACGAAACAGCGCATCTATCGCAGCCAGACGGGGTCCACCGGGACCGACCTCTATTTCATCGCCGAGCGGGCGGCGTCGAATACGAGCTACGTCGACAGCATCGCTGTGGATGCCTTCCAGGAGGTTCTTCCCTCTCGGTACTGGACGCCGCCTCCGGATGCCCTCGCGGGGCTCACGGCGATGCCGAACGGCATCATGGCGGGGTTCGTCGGCAAGGACCTCTATTTCAGCGAGCCCTGGCGCCCGCACGCCTGGCCTGAGGACTACGTGCTCACGGCGGACACCGAGATTGTCGCCCTGGGCGCCATCGGAACCTCTCTGGTGGTCATGACCAAGGGCAATCCCTACTTCGTGACGGGCACCACGCCCGAAAGCATGACGATGGAGAAGCTGGAGGCCAACTATCCGTGCATCAACGCGCGGGGGGCTGTGGACCTCGGCTACTCGATCGTCTACCCCTCGCATGAGGGCCTTGTGGCGGTGAAGGCGGGTGGCTCCATCGGCCTGATCTCGGCGAACCTCTTCAGCCCTGACGAGTGGCGCAAGCTCAATCCCGGCACCATGTGCGCCGGCCAGCTCGCGGGGCGCTGGATTGCCTCCTATACTGCGGTGGACGACAATAGCCAGGCCATCACCGGGTCCCTTCTGGTGGACACCTCGGGAGAGGCATCGTTCCTGATCCGATCCGATGTTGTCGCCTCCGCATGGTACTATGACCTTGAGGACGGCGCGCTCTATTTCATGGAGCCGGAGAGCGCGACCATCTCGCGGTTCGATCCTCCCGGCGGGGTGCGGGCGAAGCAATATTGGCGCTCGAAAGCCTATGTCATCGGCAAGCCGGAGAACTTCGCGGCCATCCTCGTTGACGCGTCGGGCGGCCTTTCGGCGGAGGAGAGCGCGGCGCTGGAGGCGGAAATTGCCGCCGTGGTCGCTGCCAATGAGGTGATGATCGCGGCCGGTTCCATCTCCGGCGACCTGGGGTCCGACGTGGTGGGCGCGACGACCGTGGGCGGGGACATCCTCGCGCCGATCCCGAGCGCGGGCGCCAGCACGGTTTCCGTGGGCGTCTATGCCGACGGTGAGAAGATCGCCACCATCTCGCAGGCGAACGTCGTGAAGCGGCTCCCGAGCGGCTTCCTCGCGCGAACCTGGGAGATTGAGGCGTTCGGAGACGTGGACATCGCGCAGATCGCGATGGCGACCACGGTCGAAGAACTCAAGGCCATGTGATGGCGAACAGCCGCGTCCTCCAGGAACAGCTTGAGGTGCTCGCCGGCACGCGCCGGCAGGGCAACCAGGGTCAGGCTGCGGTGCGCAAGGCCGAGTACGATCAGGGCCTCGCCGGCAAAACCGACAACACGACCTTCAAGACGTACCAAGAGACGGTCGACGCGTCGCTGGCGCAGGTGGCGCAAGACCTCTCCGACGCGCAGGCTGCATTGCAGGCCGACATTGACGCTCTGGACGCAGCGAAGTCGAACAAGACGCGGACCATCAACCTCTATTATGGTACGACGACACATACCCTCGTGCTGGGAGACGCGGGAGCCATCGTGCGGATGTCCCACGCCTCCAACAAGACGCTGACTGTCCCCACCAATGCCTCTGTGTCCTTCACCGCTGGGACGCAGATCGACCTTCTCACGACCGGCGGCGGGACCATGCGGGTATCCCCTGCGGTTGGGGTGACGGTGAGCTCCGCCGGCAGCCGCTACACGCTGAAGAACAACGGTCTGGGCTCTCTGATCTACCTCGGCAGCGACGTGTGGGTCTTGGATGGGAACCTTGTGACGTGAGCAGGTTCGGGTTCTGGCATAGCGCGCGCGAGCCGAAGATTGAATATCGCGGCGCCGTGCTTCGGAATAACGGCTCCGGTTCATTCTCGTCGCTGACCTTCACGGGCGTGGATCTGGGCGACCCGGCAGAGGACCGGGAAATATTCCTGATCCTCGGCCTTCGGACGACCGCCAACCGGACCATTTCGAGCGCGACCATTGGGGGGGTGACGTGCACCCTGGAGTCGCTGACGAATTCCGGAGGAACGGCGCAGGCGCAGGTTGGAGTGGTTCATGCTCTCGTCCCGAGCGGGGCGACTGGCAACATCGCGCTCTCGTTCTCCGGTAACCTCTCTGCCTTGGCCGTGGGCGTCTACCGTGTGGAGGGAAGGCCGGTGCCCGGCGCAAGCGAGTTGCAGTTCGTCAATTCGTCGGGTGGGGCAGGGGTCACGAGCTCGACCCTGTCGGGTGTGAACGCGCCGAAGGATGGCTTTGTTCTGAGTGCCTGCGCAACGGGGAACGTGGTGTCCAACCTCAACGTCTCGGGATGCAACCTCGGGCTTGACGCGCGGATCAACACGCAAAGCTCCGGCGGCGCGATCTGGACCGGCGTCGCCCATTCTCCGATCCTCGCCGCGGCTTTGTCGAGCCAGTCCGCGACGTGGAGCTGGGTCACCTCGACGTTTCGTGCTTCCGGCTTGTGGGTGTTCTCGTGACGGTGGTGTTCGACGATCCGGAAGGCTGTCTTTCCTGGGCGGCGAAGCGGATCGGCATCCGGCGGTTTCGAGAGGACGCGCGCGCAATTGGATGGACACGGGGCGGGGCGATCATCGCGGTCGCGGCATGGGACACGTTCTCACCGGGGACGTGCTGCATGCACATCGCGAGCGACGGCTCCGGGCCATGGCTTACGCGGCCTTTTCTGACCGCGATGTTCGCCTATCCCTTCGTGCAGCTTCGGCTCCGGCGGGTGACGGGGCTTGTCGCGGCAAGCAACCGGGCCTCGCTCCGGTTTGCCCGGCACATTGGATTTCATGACGAGGGCCTCATGCGTGAGGAAGCCCCGGACGGCGACATGGTCGTTCTCGGGATGCTGCGGCGCGAGTGCAGGTGGATCGCAGAGGAGCACAGGCATGGGTAAGGGCAGCGACGATCCGGCGCCCCAGCCGGACCCGAACATTGCGCGAGCCGCTGCCAAGCAGGCTCTGCTCGGAAACCAGTGGCTCACCTTTGCGAAGGACGCCTTTGCGACCGCTGAGGGCCGGCAGGCGACCATCGACACCACGGCGCAGACCGTGGCCGATAACGCCCTCGCGGCGCAGACCACGAGCATGGAGAACGCCGCGACCGACCGGGCGCGATACGAGAACACGTTCGTCCCGCTCCAAGACCAGATCATCCAGGAGGCGCAGAACGTCGATAGCCAGGACGCACAGGCGCAGGCGGCGGCCAAGGCTGGGGCGGATGCACAGACCGCCATTGCCGGCGAGCGGGCGGCCTCCGAGCGCGCCCTGACGAGCATGGGCGTCAACCCCAATTCGGGGCGCTTTGCCGGCCAGCGCCGGGCGCAGGACCTCGGAGCTGCCCTCGGGACGGTAGGGGCGAAGAACGACGCGCGGGAGGCACTGCGCGACAAGGGCTTCGCGATGCGCATGAGCGCAGCCGGGCTCGGGGCGAACCTGCCCAGCCAGTCCATGGCGGGGACGCAACTCGGCCTTGGCGCCGGGCAGGCGGCGGGCAGCGTGCTCAATGCGGCCAACCAGCAGTTCCTCTCTTCGACCGCGATCCCGATGCAGGGCTATTCTGGGGCGATGCAGGGCTATGCTGGGCAGGCGAGCACCCTCGGCAACCTCTACAACTCGCAGCTCAACGCCTGGAGCGCTCAGCAGCAGGCTGATGCTGCGGAGTCCGCCGGGCTGTTCGGCGCCATCGGCACGGGCCTTGGCCTCGCGACTGGCTTCAAGTCGTCCAAGGAGTACAAGACCGACAAGGAGCCGATCCCGGAAGGCGAGGCTCTGGAGGCCGTGGAGAGTATGCCGGTGGAGCGCTGGCGCTACATGCCGGGAATTGCCGATGGCGGCCCGCACGTCGGCCCCTATGCCGAGGACATGAAGGAAGCGACCGGGACCGGGGACGGCAAGACGATCCAGGCGCAGGACGCCATCGGGCTCACCATGAAGGCGGTGCAGGATCTGAACGCCAAGGTGGACCGGATCGAGGGCATGATCGGGCTGGGCAAGTTTCCTGGCCGGCGTGAGATGGAGGCTGCGTGATGGCTGGTTGGGGTGTGGGCCTCGGGGCCTTCGCGCAAGGCTTCGCCGGGGGCATCGGCCTCGGGCAGAAGTTCGGGGAGATGAACCAGAAGCGGCAGGACCGCGAGGCCATCGACAAGATCAAGACTGACGGCCGGGCGCAGTTCGATGCCGATGTCGCGGCGGGCAAGGCGTCCGAGGACCAGTGGAACACGTTCTTCACCGGGAAAATCTTGCCTCAGCTCCAGCAGGAGTTCACGCAACGAGGTGATTTCGCATCGGCCAAGGATGCCGCACAGCTCGCCGAGATGGAGTCCACCCGCCAGGGGCGCTCTCTGTTCAGCCAAGCGCTGATGTCTGCCCAGAGCGGTGACATGGATGGGGCCTTGGGCACCTTCGGAAAGCTGGCGACGGTCCCCGGTTATGGGCCGGCTGGCTACACATTCACCGGCACGCGAAAGCTGGCCGATGCCAACGGTCAGCCCGCCGGATGGGCTGTGGACTACCGGGACGGTTCCGGGAAGCAGTTCTCTGCGACGTTCAAGAGCCCAGACGATTTCATGAACGGCCTCGTCTCGGTCTATGCGCCCGAAACCCGCATTAAGGAAATGATTGAGGCGCGCCGGTCCACTCGCGAGCGCGAAAATGCCCTCGGTCTGCACAAAGACACCGCTGAGTTTGATCTGGGGATGGAGCAGCGCAAAGCCCAGCTGGGGCTCGGCGTGAAGCCTGTGGTGACGGATATCTATGACCCCAAGACGGGGCAGCTCCAGAAGGTGCTTCTCAATCCCTCCACTGGGGAAACTCGGCCCATCGGAGGTCCATCCGTTCCGGCCCCCCCGACTGGCTTTCAGCGCAAGCCCGACGGCAGCGGGATTGAACCCATTCCTGAAGGGCCGGCCGATCCCGACTACATCGGGCGGGCTGAAGCCGCGAAGGCCAGGGGGAAGGGTGGCGCCGGCCCGGACGCCGAGGCAGAGAGCAAATTCCGAAAGGAACTCGCGTCGCGAGCGCAGCCGTATCAGGTGATGCGCGATGCCTACGGACGGATGGTTTCTGCGGGAGACGACGCGGCTGGCGATATCGCCCTGATATTCTCCTTCATGCGGATGCTCGATCCGGGCAGCGTTGTTCGAGAAGGCGAATTCGCAACGGCTCAGAACGCAGCCGGAATCCCGGACCAAGTCCGCAACATGTACAATCGAGCGCTTGAAGGCACCCGGCTCAACCCGAACCAGCGGGCTCAATTCCGCCAGCAGGGCAAGTCTTACTACGACAACGCCGCGCGGGACTATCAGGCGTTGGAGCAGCAGTTCATCGGCGCCGCCCAGGTCTATGGCTACGACCCGGATCGCGTGATCCCGCGGTATCCGCCTCTCCCGAGCGAAGCACCGATTGACCCCGCTTCATCCAAGGGCCAGGGGCGCGTCACGCAGGGCGGCCCGATGCGCCAGCCGACTGCGCCTCCCGCTGGGGGCGCCGTCACTCCTGACCCGTTGGGAATCCGCTGATGCCGACCATTCAGGATGTGCGGGCGAAGTTCCCGCAGTACGACGACATGTCGGATACGGAACTGGCGGATGCTCTGCACCGCAAGTTCTATTCCGATATGCCTCGCGACGTGTTCAACGAGCGGATCGGATTGAACGCGGCTCCGAAGCAGGACCCAGCGGCGCTCCGCAACCCTGGAGACCAACGGGGCGGCTTTGACGCGGACAATGTGGTGAGGTCTCTCGCGCGGGGCATCCCGGTTCTCGGCGGCGCCATGGACAATATCGCGGCGGCCGGGGATGCCGCGACGCACGCGGTGTTCGGGCGCGGCTCTGATGCCCCTTCCTTCGGCGAACGGTACAGCGCCAACCTCGAACGGGAGAGGGCGCAGGACGCCGCATATGACCGCAATCACCCGATCGCTTCAGCGGCCGGACAGGTCGCAGGCGGTGTCGTGGCGACGGTTCCTCTCGCAGTCACGGCGACCGGAGCAAAACTGCTGGGCATGGGCGGCAAAACCGTTTCCGAAATGGCGACGCGCGGGGCCATCGCCGGAGGCGCGCTCGGCGCAGTGGACGGCGCGACGCGCGGCGAAGGCTTTGACGCCGCCACAGAGGGAGACGTGAGGCCGCTACAGATCGCGGGAGAGGCCGCGACGGGGGGTGCGCTTGGCGCGGGCGTTGGCGGTGGTGTCCCTGTTGTCGCGCGCGCCATTGGCTCTGGCATTCAGGCACTCGCCAACCGTACGGCCGACGCAACGCGTGCGCCCGGCGCGAGCAATGCCGCGACGGACGAAGTGCTCGGCGCCCTGCGCGCTGACCGCATCGACCCTGCGGCGATCCCTGCGGAGGCCGCCGCGCTCGGGCCTGAAGGGATGCTTCTCGATCTCGGGCCGAACATGCGCGAACTCGCCGGCTCCGTGGTCAGCCTGCCGGGCGAGGGACGAGCGACGGTGGTGGACGCGCTCACGGCGCGGCGGGCCGGCGCGACCCAGCGGATTGCGCAGGATCTGGACCAGAACTTTGGCCCGGCCCCTGTGCCGTCTGAGGTTGACGCGCAGCTCGTGCGCGGTCAGCAGGCGCTCGGGCCGCGCTATGAGGATGTGTTCACTGACAGCATGGCGGTGGATACCGAGCACATCGCCGACCGGCTGGACGGTGTGGCGTCGATTCTGCGCGGCCCGGCACAGACGGCGGTCGCGCGGGTCCGCGGGATGCTCAACGTCCCCGGAACGAACGTGCTCGACCCGCATCCGAGCGCGCTGATGCAGACGCGACATGCCATCGACGGGCTGATGGCGACCGAGCAGAATCCGCATGTGATCCGCCAGCTCACCATGGCGCGGCAGGAGGTGGATGAAGCGCTGGCTCAGGCGGTACCCGGCGTGAAAGATGTCGACGCCCAGTACGCCGAACTGGCCCGCCAGCGTGAAGGGCTTCAGCGGGGCTCGCAGCTACTGGATAGCGGCAAGACGGCAGTTCGCCCGCAGGAATTAGCGCAGGAGTTCCCCGCGGCGGCCATCCCTGAGGGGGCCATGGTCGGACCCTCCGCCGTACCCCTGCGCATTCAGCAGGGGGTGCGTGCCGAGATTGACCGGCTCGTCGGCACAAAGTCCAATGATTTCCTCGCCCTGCGCGATGCGGTGAAGGGCCAGGGGGATTGGAACCGGGCAAAGCTGGTGGAAGTCTTTGGCCCCGGACCTGCCAGCCGGATCATCAATGCGGTGGACCGGGAAGCGGCCTTCCAGGAAGCTTACCAGACGGCAATCGGGAACTCAAAGACGGCCGCGCGGCAGGCCGGGCAGAAGGCATTCGCGCAGGGCAAAGGTGATATTCCAGGCGAATTGAGCACAAGCGCCATCGGCGTTTCGCTCACGGTGGCGCGCAAGATCATGAACGCCGTCTACAGCTCCATCACGAAGCGCAACGTCGACGACAAGGCGGTCGATGTTGCGCGCATGCTGACGCAAACCGGCGTAGAGCGTGATGTGCTGGCGCGGGAGTTGAGGCGGATCGCCAACACGCGCGCGATGACGGATCAGACTCGGGACCACATCCGGGACGTGATCCGGATTATTGGCCGGGGGTCTCAGGGGGCTGTGAATGAGGGGGCTGTTGGCCCCTAGCCTTGCGCGCATCGGACTTGTCGATCTGGCGGGCGATCCAAAAAATCAGCGCCAAGGCGGGCACGACAATCCATAGGCCAATGTTGTTGATGCCCCACTTCGCAGCCCAGCCGATGAGGGCCATGACGACGATGAGGGTTAGCCACATCGCAATGTGTAAGGGGCGCATCATGGATTCGGTCGGCAGGGCCGGTCCTTCACCACGAGGACTTATAGTGGTTCCCGAAGTTGAAGGTCGCTTGCGCCGACTGAGGCGGTTTGCGGCGCTTGGCGCGAATGCGGAAGAACAGGCCAAGGCCGAACCCGAAGAGCGCCACGGCTCCGGGTAGGAGGTAGAAGGCGAAGAGTTCGGTCAGTGTCATGTTACAGCTCTTTCAGAGCGCCTCTGGCCGCATAATGTAGGGCATAGGCGCCAACAATCCAAATCACGCAGCCAGTAGCCATGTGCTCAAACGCTGCCAATGGTTGCGATGGGGCGAACCAAGCCGTTGCCGCAGGAGCGAAAAACCCGACTGTGAGGCACGCTGTCGACGCCCGATCCAGTGCGTTGGCCGTGAGCTTTATGCGCTCGACTCGTTCGGCTTCGCTCATTCCTCTCCCCCGTCCGGCTCGGGCGGCATTAGCTCTTCCCGAGCATGTGCAGCCCGGCCTCCACGAAGGCGCGGATTGCGGCGGGTCGGGAGGGCTTCGGATCGGGCTGGGCGGCGATCCAGTCGTCGAGGGTGGAAAGGACTTCCGGCCGCAATCGCACCTGAATAGGCGTTCCTTTCCCCGTGGCGGGGCGCCCTCGCTTTTGTGGTTGCATTTTTTCTGTTGACCGGCTCATGAATTTAGGCAACCATAAATTTGCGAGCCGAGCAAGAGGGTGCAACCTCAAGCCCGGCCCTAACCCAGCCACGGGAGTGCACCATGGCAAAGGCTGCCGCCACCTCTACCACATTGCCCGCCGTCATCACATTCGAGGGCGTTGATATCGACATCACTGACCGGGCCGGGCGCCCGTGGGTAAGGGGCTTGCAGATTGCAAGTGCCTTGGGATTTCGTAACCCCAGCAGTGACATCGCCAATCTCTACGAGCGTAACAAGGACGAGTTCACCGACGCGGAAACGGCTCTGGTGGACCTCCCCACGCAAGGGGGCTTGCAGAAGGTCCGCCTCTTCTCGGCGCGCGGCGCGTGGCTGATCGGCATGCTTGCGAAGACGGAGAAGGCGAAGCGCTTCCGGCGGTGGGTGCTGGATGTTCTGGAGCGGGAGACCGAAACCAAGCCGGTGCAGGTGCGGGAACATAGACGCCGGGTGCCGGCGCCGGTCCATGGCGACCTTGAGCGCCGGGTGGCGTTCATGGAAGCTCAAATCAAGATGCTCGCGGCAGGCGCCGTAACCGAGCGCGAGCTGTACGGCATCGTTATGAACGCCAACGTTCGTACCGAGAAGCACGAAGAACCTGACTTCGCGAAGTCCATCGAGAACGTGATGGCGGATCGGGTCACGCGCTCTTCGGGCGGCACGCCATCCGGCAAGACACTTCTGCTTCTGGAGAAGGACTACGGGAAGACTAAGCCGGCGATGTCGCCCCGCCAGCCCTGGCGGCCGGAGTCGCAGTGGCCTTCGCATCCCCATGTCTGGGAGCGCCAGTTTCCCGATGGCGCTAGCCCGATGATCGACACGCTCAAGAAGAGCGAGAAGCTTCCGGACGGCTCCATCGCTCTGCCGGTGGTCGGCGGTGGCTACACCATCCTGCCGCCCACGGGCCGGCACGCCTAAATCAAGTCTGGGCCTCGACTGCGGCCCAACATCCTGAACACAAGTTCCCCGCCGCCATGGGGATTAGAAGCGACCGCGAGCTTCATCGGCTCCGGCGGTCGTTATGCGACCACCTGTGCGCTTCTCAGGTCTTGGCGGGCCGGAAGCCGATGGAGGCCAACATGGCCATGAAGAAAGAGGAAGTTGGGATCGTTCTTCCGCCGCTGGATACCCGGCTTATGGAAGTGACGGTGATCGGGGACAGCCCCTTGATCGTCCATGCTTGGTCTGCAAAGGCCAAGAAGGAGATGCTCTCGAAGCAGATGAAGACGGCGCGCGGCTCGAAAGAAGCGAAGAACCCGCGGGCTGACTTCGAGAGCGCGATGTACTACCTCGCTGATGGCGGCTACGGCTTCCCGAGCGTGGCATTCAAGGCTGCCGCGGTGACGGCCGGCACGTCGGTTGCCGGCGTGACGAAGATAGCGGCCCGGCAGGCTTTCCACGTCCTGGGCGAGGATGTGGATGTGAAGGGGGCCTTCGAGGGCTCTTCTACCCGCCTGAACCTCGTGCGCATCGAAGGCGCGCCGCCCACGATGCGAGAAGACATGGTCCGCGTCGGAATGGGGACTGCCGATCTCCGGTACCGGCCCGAGTTCACGACGTGGTTCGCACGCCTTTTGGTGCGCTACAACGCCAACGTGCTCAGCGAGAGCCAGATCCTCAACCTGTTGAATACGGCCGGTTTTGCGGTCGGCGTTGGCGAGTGGCGGGCCGAGAAGGACGGGCAGAGCGGCATGTTCCACGTCGCCGCCGAAGGCGAGGTGGAGAAGCTGGTGGCCTCTCTTGAGCGGAGGGCCGCGTAATGGGCATCTCGGGCTTCGAATTCGTGGATGGCGCCCGCTTCCAGGCGGGCGCTGAAGGCGACGCTAACGCGGTCGGTGCGCACCTCGAACTGCTGCGCCAGCAGTGCAAGGGCGAACTGACCCCGCGCGACGTTTTGGACGACGCGCGGAACCCCAACAGCCCGCTCCATTCGTTCTTCGAGTGGAGCGACACCGAGGCGGCAGAGCAGTATCGGCTGTCGCAGGCTCGGGGATTGATCAAGGCGGTTGTGGCGTTGTACTCAATGCCGTCCGAGCCGCCCAAGAAGATGAAAATGTTCGTCCACATCCCGGAAAAGGGCGCGCCGCACTATCGCGAGACGAGCCACGCGATGTCGCAGGCGAAGACGCGGGAAATGGTGCTCATGCGGGCGTGGAACGAGTTCATGCAATGGAAGAAGCGCTACCAGGACTTGGCGGAATTCGCTAAGCTCTTCGCGGTCGCTGATGAGGTCCATAAATCGCTGCCCCGCCCGAAGAAGGGCAACGGCTAGGCAGGCGGGACCTGGCATGGTCGGGCGCGGTGTGTCGTGTCGCGACGTGGCTAGGTACGGCAGGCAGCGAGCAGGCGTAGCGCGGAAGCCGGTGGCCCATCGGCTTGGCGGGGATCTTGGTAGGGCAGGCAAGGCTAGGCTTGGTAAGGCAAGGCACGGCCCGTTTTGGCAAGGTGGGGCTTGGCGCGGCAGGCAAGGCTTGTCGAGGCGAGGCGCGGCGGGGCAACGCGCGGCTTGGCTCGTTGAGGCAGGCAAGGCGGGGCGTGCCCAGGCACGTCGAGCCGGGTTGAGGCGCGGCAGGCGAGGCTAGGCGCGTTATGTCAAGGCTGGGCCTGTCCGGGAGAGGCTTGGCACGGCAGGCAAGCGCCGAAGGGGGCGTTAGCTCTCTTCGGCGCCGAGCCGATCAGCCTAATTCGCTTTCTCGCACGAGTAATGGTCGGAGGGATATTTCCTCATATACAATTCGGCGACCTCTTGGCAGAACGCGAAATCCTCAATGAAACCGAAAACAAGAGCGACGCGCTCGTATTGAGATAGCGCGTTGTATTTTACCAGCCAGTAGTCGGGGGCTGAGCCGACGCGGTTGTTGGCGATGAACTTTTCAAACGCAAAGCGTCGTGCATCTCCTGCCTCGCCGCAAGAGGAAAGCAGGGCGGCAACCGCGATTGCGAAAGCCTTAAATCCCCGCATCCAGTTCATAGGAGACCACCATGTCCAAGATGAATGAGCCCAACACCCAGGCCGATCCGGTCGTCGGCGCCCGCCTGGATCAAGAACTCATCCGGGTTCGTGTGCGCCTGTTGGAGATTGACGACTCCAGCGATCCCGAATGGAAGCGCCTGTACGACGTGCAGCAGGCTCTGGCTTGGGCACGAGACCCGCACTCGGCCCGGTCGCCTTACAACATGGTCAGTGGCGCCGCCGATGGCGCGTCGGCCGAAGTGAACCGCGCGCGCCCCGCCCGCAGTCACGCCGAGACGGCTCTTCGGATGGAATGTCTGAAGCTGGCTGTCGATCATGGCGGCCCCTCAGAAGCCATCGTGGAGCGAGCGTCCGCCTTCTACGCCTTCATTGGGGAGGAGCCGGAGGGGTCCCATCGGAATGAGCCTTGGATGCTTGGGCAATCGTCTCGATCGCCTGCCTGATGTGCCAAAGCTGCGCGGCGATATACTGCAACGCCTGCGCCCTTCGCTCTTCCGTGGAGGGGTGGAAGCCGGGCGCGAAGCCGGGATCGAACATCGTGTCTGTCCAGGCCTGAAAGCTGGCCCTTCGTTCGTCTGCGTCTGCCATCCCACCCTCCCCAGGTTGAGGGCGGGAGCGTAACACCACCTCAACCGGCGGTGGAGTCCTCTTCGTCGTCCGGCTCGGGCGGCATGAGGCCCTGCGCGATGAACCAGTCCTTGAGGATGAAGCGGATCGCCTCGGAGCGAGAGGGTTTCCGATCTTGACCGGAAACCCAGCTATCCAGTGGTCCCAACAGGTCGTCGTGCATGCGGACCTGGATTTGCGTTCCCTTCCCGGTGGGGAGTGGCCCGCGACTTCCTGGCTTCCGAGAAGTTTGTTGCACGGTGATAAAAACCCTGGTACCACATTGAAATCGAGCCGAGGGGAAGGTGGAAGCTCCCCGCCCGGCTCTAACCCAAGCCATGGATGGTTCCCATGACGCAGGCTGATGCCGTCTCTACCACAAACCTTGCCATCACGGTTAGCGACCTGGAGGTGCGCGGCGGCGTCCCCCAGATCATGGATCTGCGCCTCGCCGCTGCGCTGGGCTTCGCCAACTCGCACCAAATCCGGCCGCTCATCAAGAGGCATTTGAGCGCCCTCAACGAGTTCGGGGCAGTTTCTCCCGTGTGGGAGAAACCCTCGGCGAAAGGCGGGCGCCCGTCGACCGTCTTCTACCTCAACGAAGAGCAGGCCATCTACATCACGGCGAAATCGGACACGCCCCGCGCGGCCGAGATCACGGTGCAGATGGTCCGCGTCTTCCGCGCCCATCTCGCCGGCAAGCCGGTGCAGGTCCGCCAGCACCGCCGGGCGCTGCCGGCCGAGCCGCAGCCGCTCCCATTCGGCGCCGACCTCGCCCGCGACTTCTACGAGGCGGTCATGAGCGCCAACGTCCGCGTGGAGCGCGGGGAGGAGCCCAACTTCGGGAAGGCGCTGGAAGGCGTCCTCTGCGACCTCGTCACGGCGCACGTGGGCGGCATCCCGCTTTCCGGGAAGGCGCTGTTCGGCGCCAAGGTCCAGCGGGCCAGGGTGCGCGCCTCCCACTGAGGGCGGTTCCGCAAACGTTCTCGCGGCGGTGGACAGCGGCACATTTGGGCTCGCATTGCGCGCGCGACCGTGTCCAAGTTTTCAACGAGTTCGGCTCCTGGAGCCGGCGACGGCGGGGCGTGTGGCCTAGGAACCTGAGCCCCGCCGTCATTTCGACCACCGCGTTCTCTGCGCGGCGCCCTCATCACCAAGGCATACGGAGTGCCGAGATGACTTCTGCTGATATCGTTCCTTTTCGCCTCGATGGCAACCGCGGCCAGCCCCTCAAGATGTCCAGTTCGGACATCGCGGAGGTGACGGAGAAGCTCCACAAGAACGTCATCCGCGACATCCGGACGATGCTCGTGGGTCTCTACGGGAGCGAGGGGCAGACGTTCGAGAGCATGGTCGAGGATGGCTCAATTCTGAGCCATCTCGGAAAATCAGTGACTTGGGAGGTGGACGCCCGAGGGTACGTCACGGCGTTCCACCTGGACAAGGAGCATACCCTCACCCTCGTTTCCGGCTATGACGTGCGCCTTCGCAAGCGCATCGTGGATAAGTTGGCGGAAATCGAGAGCGGTAAGGTGGTGGCGCTCCCGAACTTCGCCGACCCCGTCGCCGCCGCGCGCGCATGGGCTGACGAGCTGGAGGCCCGCCAGATCGCCGAGCGGACCAAGGCCGAGATCGGCACCCGCCGCGAGGCGACTGCCATGAACACGGCTTCGCAGGCGGTGAAGAAGGCGAACCGCCTGGAGCTGGAACTGGACAAGTCACGCTCCTATGCCAGCGTCAAGCGCATGAGCATGCTCTACCACGGGCAGGAGTTCGACTGGCGCATGCTCAAGCGCACCTCGATCGAGATGGGCATCCTGCCCATCGATGTGTTCGATGCCAACTACGGCACCGTGAAGGCCTACCACGCCGATGTCTGGCGGGAGGCCTATGCGCTCGACATCCCGGCCGCTGGGGAGGCTGCGTGATGGGCAAGGTCGGAGAGGCCACCATCCGTGGCAAGCAGGTGTCGTTCTTCACGCCGCCGCACGATGAACCGGACTTCCTGTGGGTCGATATCGAGGAACTCGCCAAGGCGTTCGTGCCGCGGCGCGACGTGAAGCGCATGGTCGAACATGCGCGCGGCTTCTCGCCGGACACGAGGGTCTATTCCACGGCGAGGAACGGCGACCGGATCGCCACCATAGTCTGCCACGCCATGGCGCAAGGGTTCTGCGGGTTCATCGACCACCTCAACGGCCATGGCCGGAAGATGCAAGGCCCGGCTTACAACGACTACTGCCTTGCTTCGGCCCATATGGAAATCGAGCACGCGCCGAAGCGCGCATTCGACGACATCATGGCTGCGTTCCACAATAACGGCGGTCCATTCATGCGGAACGCCAAGCTGAAGGGCGACCCCGCCGCCTGACGCCTACCACCACCTAACACCAACCCAAGCCGCCCCTCACCAGGGCGGCTTTTTCATATCCACCCCTACGGAGGCCCACACCATGGCAAAGGCCTATGTCTCGTTTCACCCTGTCGTTCTGAAGGAGCCCTTCGCCTCCTCCACCATCGGGCCGGCTGTGTATTCCGACGTGCTCGACTTCACCAGTGGGGCGGACACCTCCGGCGCTCTGACGCAGGCCCGCGCTTCGCTCACGCTCCTTAAGGACGTGACGCAGTTTGTGGTCATCGCCACGCTGGACACCGCGGCCTATCTCGCCACCGGGACGACGCCGGACTGCGACGCCACCGCGCAGACGAGTGCATCAAGCGCCCGCGTCTATTGGGCCGCAGGGCGGCCTTATGAGCAGACCATCAACATCGGCGAAGCCTTCGCCGCCAAGGCTGTTTCCTGATGCCCAGGCTCGGCACCCGGCTTGGCGTCACCAGCCTCGCTGTCCTCGGGGGGGGCGCGTGACGCCGACGTGGCAGAAGGTCGCCAATCTTCTTGGCGCCAAGCGGCTCGGCCACTTCAGCGGCGAGGCGGCGGCCTCCCTCACCCTCGCCAGCGCCGCAGTCACGTCGCCCTCCGAATACGACTGATCCCCGCCGCCTGAGGGCGGCCCACTCCTGACAATCTGAGAGAGACCTGCCATGCGAGCAATCGACGTGGTGCGGCGGCTCGCGCCCCGCGCCCGGCCGGCCTATGTCCGCGCCTTTGAGGCTGGCGACAAGGTGCTGGCCGACTATGGGGCGACGACGCCGCTGCGCCTGGCGCACTTCCTCGCCCAGATCATGCACGAGACGGGCGGCCTCACCATCGAGCGCGAGAGCGGCGCCTACAAGGCCGCGCGCATCATGGAGGTGTTCGGCGTCGGACGCCACAGCGCGGCCGTCACGGCGGCCGAGGCGCGCGCGCTGGCGGGCAATGGACCGGCTCTCTTTGACCGCGTCTACGGCCTGGGCAACCCGCGCAAGGCCCGCGAGCTGGGAAACACCGAGCCGGGCGACGGCTGGGTCTACCGCGGCAACGGCATCATGCAGACGACCGGGCGCGGCGCGCACCGCCGGCTCGGCGAGAAGGTGGGGCTCGGTGATCTGTTCGAGCGCGACCCCGCCGCCGTCACCTCGGCGCAGTATGCCCTTCTGCCGGCGCTGGCGGAGTGGAAGGAGATCGGCGGCAACGCGCTCGCCGAC